TGGTACTGATATGTGGAGGATAAAAGCTAAGTTTTTAAATATAAATGAAGCATACATAGGCTATAAAACTTCAGACACAAACAACACTAACACAGAATATATAATAGGGCATTTAGATACAACTACAAAGATTTTAACAAAAGTATTTTCAACTCAAAGTGTATATAGTGCAATAGCAACAGACACAAATTTCTTGATTTTTTATAGAATAGATAATGAAATGTTGTTTAAATTTAATGTTATAACAGATAATAGTACAAATGAATTTAATATAATAGTTGGAAGATTAATAGGAACAGAAGAACAAAGCACATTAGTAGCAAGTGGAATAACTCCTTTAACAACAAATGTGGATTTCTTTGTAGTAGTAAAAACATTTAATTTATATCAATACATAGCACAATATAATGACAATGCTTATTCAACTAAAGAAATATATCAAGTCAATGGTTATAATGGAGACAGTTATATAGATACAAATTGTCTTATACCAAATATATCTTATCTTTATAGTAATGGTAGTTTAATATTTGCAAGAACATTATATAATAAACAAGTAAATGGAAATACAACTACAAGCACAGTAGAAGTACCAAATAGTTATTTGAATGAAATATCAATACAACCAAAGCAATTATTAGGGCAAACCAATATGATATTAAATAATGATACTACCCCAATAACAAAAAATATATATGAAACATTAGATATTAATTTCATAAATACAATAACAATGCAAGATAATGACAATTCAATAAACTTAAATGGAGCAACAAGATTAAATGCTTCTGCAACAAGTACAAATGATTATAGCCAATCACAAATAGGTTATTACAGATTAAATTATACAGATGGAACAACAGAAGATTTTAAAATTAATCCTAGTGAATATACATCAACAGATGAATACTCAGGAACGTATAATTTTGTTGTATACGTTAAGAAAGCAATCAATAATATAAATATACTATCTAATGATAAAACAACTGTCTATGCTACCTTAAATTTAGTTTTAGAGGTAGGTAAAAATTATGAAATAACTCAAAATGTGGAGGTGATATAAAAATGGCAGTACAAACAATAACTTATGATGATAAACAATATTTAAATCAAAATGCTGATATACCAGCAACAAATAAAGTACAAGATACTGATATGAACGAAATTAAGTCAGTAGTAAATAATAATGCTAATATATTACAGGGAGAAACAACTTATTCTTTAAACGAAACAAATACAGGAAAAACATGGATAGATGGTAAAACAATTTATAGGAAAGTAATTAATTGTGGTGCATTACCAAACAGTACAATAAAAAATGTAGCACACAGTATTTCAGATTTAAGTTATGTAATATTTGCAAATGGTATTTCATATTCTAGTACAACAGGCAATTATTTTCCAATACCTTATTCGGCAGATATTTTACAAGCACAAGTAAAAATGTGGGTTACAAATACAGATGTTTATTTACAAACACTAGCAGATAGAACTGATTATAGCCAAACATATATTGTTTTAGAATACACAAAAACAAGTTAGAAAGGGGATAAAAAGGTGGAAACAATAATAACAGCTTTGATAAGTGGATTATGTGTAGGAATACCTACTATAATTTCAACAATAGTAATAAATAATAAAAATAGTGCTTTAATTAAATATAGATTAGAGCAATTAGAATTAAGAGTAAAAGAACATAATAATTTTGGAGTAAGATTTCAAAAAATAGAAGATGATGTTAAATATTTAAAGGAGAGAGTAAAATGAAATTTAAAAACAAAACTTATGATATTTTAAAAAATATAGCTTTAATTATATTACCTGCACTTGCTACTTTTTATGGTAGTTTAGGAAAAATATGGGATTTCCCAATGACAGAACAAGTAGTTTTAACAATAACTGCTTTTGACACTTTCTTGGGTGCTTGTTTGGGAATTTCAAATATTAATTATAAAAGAGAGAACGGAGATGAATAATTATGCTAAAGGGTTGTGATGTTAGTTCACATAACGGAGAAATTAATTGGGGGTTAGTTAAAAAACAAATTGACTTTGCTATAATCAGACTAGGTTATGGTGATAACATAGAAAGACAAGATGATAGTTACTTTATCAAGAATGTCAATGGGTGTATTAACAACAATATACCCTTTGGCGTATATATTTATTCTTATGCTTTAAATTTAGGTGGAAGTGAAAGCATCCAAAGCGAAGTTGACCACACTAAAAAAATGCTATCTAAAATATCAAAAAAACCTTTTTGTGTTTATATAGATATGGAAGATGATAGTACAATTAAATTAGGTAAAACAATGCTAACTAATTTTGCACTTGAATTTTGTAAACAAATAACACAAGCTGGATATAAAGCAGGAGTATATGCTAACGAGAATTGGTTTAAAAATTATTTGCAAGTATCTACAATAGCAAGTTATGGTTATTCAATATGGTGTGCTAAATATAGTACTAATAAGCCTGTAATATCAAGCAATTATGACATTTGGCAATATACATCAGAAGGAAGATTAAATGGTATAAACACAGTAGTAGACATGAACAATATGTATAATAATATTATTGGTAATCAGCCACAATCTACACCAACACAGGATTTTAAAATAACTTATCAAGTATGGGAAGATATAAAAAACAAATGGCTTCCTAATGTAGTGAACGATACTGATTATGCTGGTAGATTTGGTAGTGATGTTTGTTGCGTATATGCTAATGCAAATATTGGTAATGTTTATTATAAAGTAAGTTATGTTAGTTATAAACAAGATAAAAATGGTAATTGGGTTTATTCACATAGCAAATGGCTTCCTGAAGTTAAAAATAGAAATGACTATGCTGGACTATATAATAAACCAATAGATGGCTTTATGATTAAATCTGATAGTAAGCAACTTAAATATAGAGTACATTTAAGAAAACAAAAGCGTTGGTTACCATGGGTAACTGGTTATAATATTAATGATAAAAACAATGGCTATGCTGGTATTATAGGTCAAGAAATAGACGCAATTCAAATAAAAGGTTAGGAACAATTCCTAATCCTTTTTTATTCCCTGTTTTTAAGCCCGTATACAAGAAAAAAACAAAAGTTAGTATATTTATACTATTTAGATAGAAAGTCTCTTAAAACGCAAATAAATAGGTATTTTACATTTTTATAAAAAGATACAAAAAAAGTATTGACGAAATACAAAAAGTATATTATAATGTAATTACAATAGAAAGGAGATAAAAGAAATGAAAAAAGTTTTAATGTTAGGATTTGCTATTCTAATGATAGCTGGAATGTTTAAATTACTTGATATGGAAAAACAAAGAGCAGTTAATAGTTGCATGAATGCAGGACATAGTTATTCATATTGTGAATATCATGCTAATTAATATTGACAACATACTAATAATATGGTAATATTTATGTATAGATAAGGTAGGTGAAAAAATGGAAGAAAAATTAGTTTATAGAAAAAATGCAGATAAAATTATGAACAGAGTTATTATCCCTAAATTCTTTATTGATAAATATGGTAGAGAATTTTACATGGAAATATACAATGATAAAATAGTTTTAAAACCAATTAAGAAAGGAGAATAGCGTTGCAGCACATATTTGATGTAGATATAGCAGTTAAATATGGGGTTTTGGAAGCAATACTTATTAAAAATATTTATTATTGGATTGCTAAAAATAAAGCAAACAATAAAAATTATTATGATGGGAGTTATTGGACTTATAATAGCATAAAAGCATTTAAAGAATTATTCCCTTATGCGTCAGAAAGGCAAATATCAAATGCATTAAAACATCTAGAAAAAGAAGGAATAATTAAAGTTGGAAAATATAACAAAAGTGCTTATGATAGAACAAATTGGTATGCATTTAACAAAAGTGCAACATCGATATTGCAAAAATGTAAAATGGAAGATACAAAAGTGCAAAATGGATTTGACAAAATTGATACACCTATACCAAATATAAATACAAATATAAACTCAGATATAAATACAAATAAAGAGAAAAAGAAATTTGATAAACCAACAATAGAGAAAATACAAGAATATTGCATAGAAAGAAATAACGGCATAAATGCCGAAGCGTTTTATGATTTTTATGAAAGTAAGAATTGGTATGTAGGAAAGAATAAGATGTCAGATTGGAAAGCTTGCGTTAGAACATGGGAACAGAGACAACGATCTAAAACTAAAACATCAACAGATAGAATGAATGAGGTATTTGAAAGATTTTTGAAAGAAGATGATTAAATGGAAAAAAGAGAAACAATAGAATTTATGAATAGAATAAAAAGCCATTATCAAGAATTTATAGTAGATGATTTCAAAATAAAAGAATGGCATAAAGAATTATCTAAATTTGATTTAGAAGATGTTAATCAAAAATTAGATGAACACTTAAAAAGTAGTGAATATGGAGAATATATACCTAAATTATTCTTTTTAACAAAATACTTAATACCATCAAAAGATAAAGGAAAGATAAAAAAATATATAGCAAAGTGTCAATTATGCAATTGCGATATTCCAGATAGCGAATATGACGAACATTATAGAAGATGTAGTAGTGCTAGTACGATAGTTAGAGATATGAAATTATATTTCAATCTAACAGTAGATTATCAACAATTGATGTTAATGAACCCAATAGAATTTGAAAAAACTTATCAAAGATATTTAAACAAAATGTTAGAAAGTGATAAATTAGATATGTTTAGAAGAAAAATAATAATGAGATGTTTATATCCAAACCAGAGTACAGAAACATTAGCAGATATGTTAAAAGGAATTAGTAAATAGATTAGGAGAATATTAAATGAAAATATTAGATAAAATAATAAACATATTACTTATTATAGGCTTAATATATATAATAATTTGTATATCAAGCGAAATATACAAAAATATAAACATTACAAACAAAATTGAAAACCCAAGTATTTGTATTGAAATAAATGACGAGTATTATTGCAGAGTTGAAGAAAAGCAGGAAAAGAAAAGAACAATTGAAGCATAAGGAGATGATAAAGTGAGTGCTAAAGAGATGTTTGAAGAATTAGGATATGAATTAGATACAGCAGAAGAAAATGCAAGATTATATTGTAGAGATATATTAGATAAAAACACTTTTGGTTATATAGATAGTGAGATGATATATTTTGATGATGAGTTTAATGGTATTTATTTTACAAATAAAGAACATTTAGATATGCAAGAATTACAAGCAATAAACAAACAAGTAGAAGAATTATGGGGTGATGATTTATTAAAGAACAATGGAAACCAATAGAAGGATTTGAATATTATTATATTTCTAATTTAGGAAATGTAAAATCTACTAGAAGATGGAGTGGAACAAAGTTTTATAATAGAGAACATTTAATCAAATTATATGTTAACAAAAATAATGGATATGTATATGCAAATGTTAGTAAAGATAATAAAAGTTATAATTTAAGAGTTCATAAAC